CCCCTGAAATGGCTGATGACCCGAAGAAGATGCGGGAGGCTTTTCAGAAGTTGGTAATTCCAACTTCGTATCCAGCCACGGAAGGTTGACCATTGGCTGTTCGAGAATGAATGTCTCGAGCACCATACCAACAGGGATATGAACTGGCATCCCAACGGTCTTGGGGTCGTCCACCTCGTCAGGCATGTATGACCCGACGATGGTGACATACCCATCGAGACACCCTTCCCACAGCCAGCCAACTGTGACGACCGTGCATTGTTCTGCTTCGTAGTTCTTGACTTCTGTCCATCCGTTTGAACCGTCGTATGCGTCACGCCAATGAATCGCAACGAGTGGCCATGTCGATTTAGTCTTCATATGGGTCTATCCCTTCATCGTGTAAGTGTTGTTCGATGGTGTTGATGAGGTTCATCATGAATGCGCTCATGCGCACCCAACCTTTAGGGTTGCCTGTCATTGCCATGTCCCATGCCCTACACAGGTCGATGGCTGACTGGTTGTCTGCTGAGAGCACGATGGTGATGCCAGAATCCATGTTGCGCTCAAGGCGTTCTGCGCCTTGGCGCATCTTGTCGGCTTCGGCTTTGGGGATGATGCCGTAAATCCAGTCATCTTGATTCGACATCGTGGTTGCCTCTCTTGCGATTTGATACATAAATGAATCCGTACGGTAATCCGTTTTCTGGTATTCCTTGACCCACAGTCGCCTTGCCAAAGACGGTCTCAAGGACTCGAGCAACCTGTTCAGCAGATACTTCAACATCAAATCCCACCGTTATCTGCCTCGTCTTCATAAATGCCCAGCCTTTCTCGAATCAATGGATGCTCAAGGAGAATCAACTTTAGCCTGTCGTAAGCCCTGTTGCGGAGACGCCAAGCGTGTGGTTTGGATACTCCGAGTCTACGACCTAGTTCTTCTAGGGAGATTACTTCGGAGTTGATTGCGTCAACAATAAATCTGTCCTGCTCGTCGAGTTGTTCGATGCACTCTGCGATGGCTTCACGCAGGGGTTGGAGTTCTTGGACGGACATGACTTCGGCTTCTCGTGAGCCAGCCATCATCAACGCCTCAATCGGCGTTTCTGGTCTCCTGTTCCCACGGAGATTTTCGACGTGGGATGGAGTGAGATGGTAATCCCGATTACTCAATGTCGTCTGGATTGAGTGGGATTACTTTGCAGTTCGATACATCTATTTCGTAGAACGATTCAGAACTTGTGTACTTTGTGTTCTTCATGACTATCTTGCCGAAGTGTTCGGCAGATACGACAAGGATGTGTGTGCACTCATGATTGAACATGACGAACAGAACCTTGTCCGCTGAGTCGAGAAACTTGTGTTTACGAGTTGGGAAGTGCACCGTGTCATACGGGAACTCGGCGCCCTTCCAGTTGTGTTTGACCTCAACCTCGATGCCAGTCGACGGTCCTTCCCAGTTGGACAGGATGTCGATGCCGTACTTGTCGGGGTTGACTTCTGCTTTGAATCCCTGCGCTTTCAGCCATCCAATCAGGATGTCTTTTGCTGAGTCGTTGGAGTCGTACAGCCTCTGACTGAATGGCTTGCGTGCAGGTTTCATATCGTGTCGTGCTCCATCTTCTCGCAGATGCTTGCGTAGCACCACAGATAACCTGCGGCATCAACGACACTATCAAGGTGTAGTCGACCATGTGTGTTGTTGAAGTTGATCCGTGACAGTTTCACGGACAACATGAACAATGTGCCTTGTTCTGGTGAAAGTTCTACACCAGAGATTGCTTTGAAGATGTCAACAACCCGAACATAATCGTCGTACGGGTGACTGTATTCGTCACGACGCTGACCGTGGGTCAGTTCGTGTGCTTTGAGTAGGAGTTCATCAACTTGTCTGGCCATGTCATGCTTTCTCGATGTAAAGGCAAACGATTTGCTTGTCATCAGCATACGCCACACCATTGAGCGCATCGAGGACAGCCTTGGCATAGTTGTCGATGTCACCGGTCAACTTGCTGGCTGGTTGTTCGACATTGTCGTTTGGCTTGACTCGCTCGATGAGCAACTCGGTGCCATCGATGGTGAAACGTAACTTGACGGACAGAAGACCATTGTCGAAGAGCGGACCCTTGTAGAGGTCCGCAAACTCCTTCTCGTACTTCATGGTTTCTTTGGGGGTAAATGCCGAACCAGTCTTGCGATTGAACCGTGGTCGAAGTTTGGACTTGGGTCGTAGTTTGAAGAACTGGTGGTATTGAAATTTGCGGGTCATTTGATTTCTCCGTAGATGTCTTGAAAGATTTTCATTAGATACTGTTCACCGTTCTCACGGAGATGGTATTTGCCCCATCGCTTGTCGGCATTCTGAAGAATGCTCCAAGCGGCACTTGGTTCCACATTCTTTTCTTTCATGAGGTGAGTCATGTAGCAGAGAACACCAGACCTGTCCTTGTTGAACGCTGGACCGTTGCGCCAAATCTTGGTGATGCGTGGACCAGCAAGTACGAGTGCTGACTGGACATCGACTGGAACAATGTTGGTGATTTCCTCGTGCTTGCGTGGACGGTGCAACTGTGCGAGAGGCGACAGGATGTGGATGCTGACACGGTTGGCTACAGCCTTGTCCAAGAACTCGGACAGGCTGATCGGTTGCTCGTCATCACCAAGCATGTAACGGGCTTCGGGTATCCCGTTCATGCCATCTGGGTATGGAAGACGAACATAGTTGCCAAGCCCTGTGCATTCTTCCTGCTTGGGGTTGACCTCTTTGGCCGGGATGCCAACGGCTTCATGGGCGGCGAGGAACGCTCGTCGCATCACGGGTGCTGGAACCCAGTCATCAGCAAACACCCACACATGGAAGCCACGCCTCGTCTTTTCGATGAACGATGCGACACCTTTGACCTTGAGTGCGACACTCAGGTTGTATGCCATGTCGAGGTCGTCTACATCGATGTCGGAACAGCCCCACCTGACGGTGGACTCATCGGTGAGGGGGTAGATACCGATAAGTTCTTCACCGTACAGGTGGCGCTTGAATGCTTCGATGTTGGCTGGTGAACGCTGACAGCCACCTTCCCATGTGCCGTACGCTTCTGTGCGTCCACGGAATAGGTCGTAGAAAGTTTCGATGGGATCATTCATACGCCATCCCCAACTGGTGATACTGGTCTGGCAAAGCGCCAGCAAGGTCAGTAAGGCGACCAGTCGCTGTGTCGAGTTCGAAGTCGATGTCATCGACGAGTTGTCCTGCTGGTCGCTTGTTCTTCAACAGGCTGACCGTGACGGTGAACTCGTGGATGCGAGCCTCTGAACGAAGATAGTCAAGACGGTCTTGCGCACGCTCGGAATGTGAGCGGTCAAGTTTCTCGATGAGTTCGTTTATCTCAGCGGCAATCTGATACTTCTTGCGTCGCACACCGATGATGGATGTCGCTTGCTGTTCTCCACCGTACGAGCCAGACGACATCGTCAACTTGGCTCCATCCGCACCTGCGGTGCGTGATGTCTGATGTAGAACGAGAAGTGGAATGTCGTGACGACGACCGAACCCTTTGAGGAATGTTGCCTTGTCGGGGACGGTCTCTCCTGCCTCAACCAAGTCCAAGTAGTCAACGACTACGAGGTCGGGCACTTGACCCCACACATCACATACCTCGCCGTAGGCACGTTCCATGTCGGATGAAGTGAGTGGCTGGTCAAACACGGCAAGGTTGGGGAAATCTTCTTCCGCAGTCCTGCGCAACAAGTCGATGGCTTCTTGGTCATCGCTTGCTACTCGTGCTTCCAGTTCTCTGGCATCGATGTTGTGTTGGATACAGGTCAGTTTGGTGAGAACCAACTGCCTCGGTTCGTCAGGGATGAACATGGCGATGTGCTTGTCCCGATTGTGACGCAATGCGTGAAGCAGTAAGAGTGTCTTACCACCGTGGGCAAAGCCCAACATCATCGCCATTTCGCCGGGTGCAATGCCACGCATCTCTTTGTCAATGCGGTCAATTCCAAGATGCACCCTCTCGTGTGGTGACTGCGCCCATCTAACGAACGAGTCAGCCGCATCCGACAGAGGGGAATACATCCTGTAATCGGAAGGTGGGGCGGATTGTGTCCGCCCCACCGTGTCCCATCCCGCAGAGATTTGTTCTGCGGAGAGTCTCATGCACGACTCCGTGGTGGCCAGTAAGCCTTCTCACCCTCGACGGCCTTGAAGTGCGGTCGCTTTGGGTTTGCGGTCAAGCCGTCACGGTTGTCGTAGACCTTGCTGATGCCATCACGCTTGCAAGCCTTGATGAGCCACTCAGGGATTTCACCGTGTTGCTTGCCAACGATGGTGACACCCGTGAATGGTGCGCTCACTTCGGTTGCTCCGAACTCATCAGCCAACATCTTGACGACATTGCTGTTCTGAGTCTGTGCCTCGCTGACAGTCATCTGGTAGATGGTGTCCATGAGGATGTCGTTGATGGATGGGAACAGAAGAGCGAACTCGCCCAACTTCTCCGATGGTCCACCTGTCTTGTCCACCAAGTCTGACGCAATCTTTGCGGCGACCTGAGTGATGATTGCCTTGTCTTTATCCATTGCCATTGTTATGCCTCCTCGGCGTGTAGTGGTTGGCCACCAACATAGTAGCCCTTGCATTTCGACCAGACTGGACACCAACGCTCTGAGCAGAGGTGATGCTGGTCATTCATTATCCACCGCTCTTGCGGTAGACCTTGCAACGCCATGACGGCGTTGACAACTGAGGTTGTCTGTTCGACAATCCACTTCTCGTGTTGCTGTGTGCGAGTCACATTCACAATCTGACCCGTTGATGACGCATTGCGAATCATCACACCGAAGTTGAAGTTGACTGTGTACTCACACAAACCTAGATGGGTTGCCGCTGTTGCGTACACGGCTGACTGAATGTTCTGCGACTGCTTCTCATGTTCGCTGTACTTGCGAGCCGCAGTCTTCCAGTCCCAAATGCCATCGGGATGGATGTAGTCCATCGTGCCCTCGAACCAGAGTTCGTATTCGAAACGGGCGTTCGCTATGTGAGCGATGAACGCTTCGAACTTGTGTTCCGTCTGACCACCCTGAGGGACATACGGGTAGATGTCCCGTGCCCACGCTTCCGCCATCGAAGCGATGTGCGTTGCCCACTTGGATGGATCGGTGTTCGTGACATTGACTTCCTTCCCCTGAAGTGCCAAATCGACAACCAACTTGTCGAACGATGCGACAGCCGAAGCACCAATGTCTTGGGCATCGAGTTGGTTGTTGATGACTTTCTCAATCGCTGAGTGAACAGCCGTACCCATGAGGGCGCTGTCGTTCTCACGACGCATCTCTGGGTGTAGTTCGCTGAGCCTTGCTCGCTCCAAACACATCAACGCATCGTTCAGCCATGACTGGCGGATGTAGACACGGGTGCTGGTTCCGTCTTGGACGATTCTCATGTTCTCTCTTTTC